TCTCTATATATTTTGTAGAGTTGGTTTGTTTTTTCGGAGATTCCTCGTTTATGCAGCCTTTGGGCTGATCCTTTGAGTTGGACATTAGTAGGCATGGATGTAGTGTGGGTTACCTCTCCAGTTGCAGAGGTGTGGTGATCGCATACGTAGCAATGTGTGTGTCCATCAGAGTAGAGAGATGCTCCGTCTGATGAACCACATGAATTGCAAGAGATATGCCGGACGTGTTCGCTCTCTATATGAGCCATTCCATTGGTATGTTGTGCCAAGAAGTCCAGAGAATTTTATTTTTCTCGCAGAATTTGGCGTAAGTAGTTTTAGATTTTTTAGATATTTTCAGGAACGGTGATTGAAATATCATTCGGATATCTAAATCTGGGTTTTGTTTGCGGACTGCTTTTTGTTTTCTGCGGTCCTCTGCGTCCCAATAACCCTTGACCTCTAGATATAAATCCTTGTTAGGGAGGTAGAAATCTGGAGTATATGTCTTCTCTAACGTATAAGTTATTTTAGAACTTTCATACTCCTGTTCAACACCTAGTTCTAATAAGAAATCAGATACCTTCTCTTCCAGCTGAGACCGAAACATTAGAAGTCATCGGTTTCAACTGAGGAAGGTGTACCAGC